TACTTCTGTTTGACTATTATTATATAATAGATTTTTATTCAAATGGAAGTATAAAATATGGATCATCTAACAGAAAATCAAATTCAAAAACTTCAATCTGCTCTAGCCGATATGTCTGCACAAATGACTATCATCGATGAACATAAGGGGTATATTAATGATGTATTGGCAAATGTCGAAGAAGAAATAGGTATTCCTAAAAAGTTTACAAGAAAATTAGCAAAAGTATATCATGCTAAAGAATTTCTTGAAGCCCAATCAGACAATGATAATTTTCAACTATTACTGGAGGTAATAAGATAATGAATCCGAAGGAAGAATTTTTAAAACGTGTATATAAACATAAAAGCCAAGGTTTAACTTATTTAGCTTCGATTGGAGCAGTATGTGAAGAATTAGAAATATCTGAAGAAGACGTTTCAGTATATTTGGATGAAACGTTACTAGCAAAATTAACATTAGAAGTTAAAGACCGCAATTTAATTCGAAATACCGATATTAAAACGGTAAATGTAATGACTAATAGTGTATAATATAATTACAATCCATTGAAACTTGTCAGGTATTCGATGGTTTATTCTTTAAGACTGACAATAAAAGGAAATAAAGATGAGTGCATTTAGCAAAATGAAACGTCAAAGTCGTTCAAGTAAACAAACCATGATGACTAGTATGGTTGATAAATTAACCGGTGGAAGTGAAAGGAAAAGCTATAAGGATGATCGCTTTTGGCAACCTACTGTTGAATCAAATGGTAAGGGATTTGCTGTATTGAGATTGATGCCATCTGCTGAAGATAACGATTTGCCCTTCGTTAGAATTTATAGCCACGGATTTCAAGGAGTAAATGGATGGTATATTGATCCATGCGCAACCTCTGTTGGAGAAAAATGCCCCGTATGTGAAGCCAATTCTGTCGTAGTACAGAACGGTGGAGGATGGGATATTTTATCTCAGGGTGATAAAGAGTTAGTTAGATCACGCAAACGAAAAGAACATTTTTGTCTCAATGTGATGGTATTAGAAGATGATAAAAACCCAAGCTCTGTCGGTAAAGTTTACCTTTGGAAAATCGGTAAAGTCATTTTTAATAAAATTCGAGCTGCAATGGAACCTGAATTCAAAGATGAAGATCCTATGAACCCTTTTGACTTTTGGGAAGGTGCCAACTTTAAATTGAAAATCAGCAAAAAAGATGGCTGGAGAAATTATGATTCATCTGAATTTACCAAATCTAGTGAATTTCTAGATGGTGACGACGATGCATTAGAAACTGTATACAAATCATTATATGATCTAAATGAGTTTTCTAATGATAAACATTTTCCAGATTATAACGATGCAAGCGATAAATTCAACAAAGTAACCAATGGTGTGGATTCACCAGTCAGACAGGTTAATAGTGAAAGAAACACCTCCAGTGAGGTATCTGAACCGGAAGTAAACCTTGAGACGGTGCCACAAAAATCCGATAATATGATGGATTATTTTAAAGCGATGGCCGACTAGAAACGTTAGGGGATTGTAATGATCCCCTATTGCTCTCCTGACAATGATGCGAACTTTGCTTCAGGATTAACAACGGTAACTACGGTTGTATTAATTTGTTTATTGTCGCTGTTATCAGATGATATTACATTATTCGTCGATTGACTTCCTTCTTGTTTATTATCTGGGGTTACACGTTCTAATGTTGCACCTTTATTCATATTGGCTAATTCTTTAGTTAATGCAAGTTTTTCTGCTTTTTCTGCATCATTTGTTCCAGACCATGGTAACCATCCACCTAAAGCTGGATTAGTTTCATCATCATTTAATTCAGCAATCCTAGCCCTAATTGCATCCTTTTTGTCAGCTGTATCTAGCCCTTCAGTGAGTGCTACAGCATCTTCTTTTCCTTCTTCAACCGATTCAGCAAGTTCTACTTTTTGCTCTTCGGCAAGTTCTACTGCCTGTTTCTTATCATATTCGGCAATCTCTTTCTTTTCTGCCTCAGTGGCTTGCCCAAAAAACGATTTAGTTTTTAACCATTTAATTTCAATGGCTCTCCATGCGTCTTTAAAAAATTTAACAATCCGAGTATATTGTGTCATAAGACCACCTATAACTCCAATAGTTAATAAACTAACCCATTTTGACATTCCACTAAAGAATTTTAATATACCAAACATTCCTTTAGTTTTTTTAAACAATTTACCTACGCCGGACGTTCTATCGATACCGCCGGCATTATCCGCATATTTATTATTCAATTCTTTCTTTCTAAACCAACCAAATAATCGACTTGAATTGTTAACAGATGCTTCTTGACTTTTTGCTAAACCTTGTTGATGAATATTTGATATTTTTGATGCATCACGTGCCAACTTATTTGCATTATTCATTTGATTAAATTGATCTGAAGATAAATTGTTGCCTTCTGATAATATGTCAGTTTGTTTTTTAATAGACTCTTCGACCTTACTTAATCCTTCCTGAGTAGATAAATCTAATTCACTTATATTATCTGCAGTATCACTGTCATTAATTTCGTCTATGACATCTTCACGTTGATTATCTAAATCATTTAAATTACCGATATCGTTTTCTACCTTGGCAGAAAAAGCAGACAGATCAGTATAAGAAAATCCTGATTCTTCGGCCATATTTGAATTTTTAGTTAATTCATTGGATAAATTGTTTTGATCGTTCACTAATTTAGCAGTATCAATGTCATTCTTATCTATATCTGTTGACAATTTTTTATTATTAACTGAACTCCTTTTCAACTCATCTTTTTGTTGAATTAATGCTTTAATACTATCAATTTTTTCTTGAGTTTTTGCCATAAGCTGAGTGGCCACTTCTTTGTCTTCATCCGTACTTTCTACTGCACCTGACAATACATTTGCAGAAGATAATATTTCTTCTTCTAATAACTTTATTTGTGAATGATCTTCTTTAGTATCAGTTAATTTGCCTAACTTATTAGTATCAAATTCTTGAATATTACCATCATTATCTGTTACTAATTGTTGTTGTGCTTCCAATATATTATTTCGTTTTGCTATAGTTTCTGCTCTAAGCGCAATCATTTCCACACTATCGTTATTTTGTGAAGTATCGATATCTTCCAATTTAGTATTTAATTCTTCTAATTTTGTATTATACTCTTCATTGGCTTTATATTCAGCTGTTCTAATACTTGAATATTCTTTATCTCCAGACTGTTCAGATATTGTTTTCGTTAAATCGGTTTGTTTTGTTGTATTTGATTCTAATGCTTTAACATTTGATATATTATCTTTGGATGCAGTGATTAATGCATCTCTTGCTTCTTTCTTTTTAAGAATAGCGTCTCTTTTTTGTTTTATGTTTTCGGTTTCTTTTACTAGAAACGTTAAATCTGCATCAGTTTCAGCTAATTCCAATAAGTTCTCGGATTCAGCCTGTTGATTGGCTAAAATACGTAGTTCTTCGACAAAATCTAAATCGCTTTTGAATTTATCTTTATCGAATTTAGAAATACCATTTTTTGCCAATTCATTTTGTTCTTTTTCTTTTGTCGCTTTACTGTCTTTCATGTCTGTTAATTGAGATTGAAGCATAGGACTGATATTTTCCATATTTTCTATTGTTGCAATATCTGTGGACAATTTATCTATGGATAATTCTAATTTTTGATTATTTTTATATTCATTAGAATAATATTCTGATTCATTTTCAGCATTATCGATTAGGCTAGATATGGAATTAGCAATTATGTCATCATTCTGTTTAATATTTTCTGATAATATGTTTTCTTGTTGCTCAAGTTTAGTTAAATCATTTGTGTTTTTTTCTGCATTAGCATCATATAACGCTTTAGCATTAGTTGATACTTTATCTTTATTGTCATTTAACCTCAATAGTAATTGTTGTTTTTCTTTGGCTTTTTCTTCTAATGATGCACTTATGATATTTGCTTTTCTTTTTATATTTCTTTGATTATCTATGAATGCAATTTGTTTATTTCCTGCATCAATTTCTTCTGTTGCTGCCAATTCTAATTTGTCAGTAATATCGGATGATATATTTAGAAGTTTATTATCTTTACTTTGTAAGGCCTTGACGATATTTTTACGTTCAGCACTTTCCATTAACATGAATTCTTCTAAGGTGAAACCTTTTTCTGTTAAACCATTAACATTTTTTAAGGCTTTCATTAGACTTTTCATATCGGTAGAGTCTAATGCGTTTTTACTATCTGTAGATGTAAGATTATCTCTGACTTTTTCCGCAACATTTGCTCTTATGTTCTTGCTTCGTTTTTTAATTGCTTCACTTTTTTTGTGATCGATTACCATAACACGTTCAATGGTTTTTGCATCTGACGATATATTATCTAAATTCTGTTGAACTTCTTCGGCAGATAAGGATGTTGTTTTTTTGGCATTTGTGCTTTTAATTTGTGTTGAAGCTTTTTTCAGTATATCGCCTGAATTATTGTTTGGCATTTTTCTCATTCTCTTTTTTCACGTGTTCGATAACCATTTCCAAATATATTATTCTTTCCCAAGGTAACATACTTTCTAATTCAGTTAAAGAATATCCGTGATGTTGCATTAACCCGAAATTGACTTCGATTAGGGTTTTCAAATTATAATCGAAGCCTAGTCGAAAAAATTCAATAGGCCCTCAACATAAATGTCATTATCGTGTCCACAATGTACACATTTCTGTTGTTCTTCATATATAGTCTTAGGCATATTATCTAAAAATTCTTGACATTCCGTTAATATGTTTGTGGGCAATGACAAGATAAAATCGTTTAGTTCCTGTTCAGTGGAGTCTGAAGCCTTATGTACATCGTCTCCTACGGTAACAGTATAAATCATATTAGCAAATACTGTGAATATTTCAGAAACGTCTAGCTCTTCTGCCAATATATCAATACTAGGATATTTGAATTCAATAACAACGTCACCGACTTTGATAATTTTTACTTCACTTTTACCTGACAATTTAACCTTGTATAGATCAATATTAATAGGTATTGAATTATCACAGTTTGAACATTTTTTTTCTGCCGTAAGAATGTTACCTACCGATTCTCTACGTAAAATAATAAAAATGTGTTCAAAATCAAATGGCGTCAAATTATCAAAATGTTTAATTTTACCAAATGTACAATTATTCATAACCTGTTTAATAGCGATCATCATCGATTTTACACTATCATTTTCCTTTGCCATTAATAGTATTTTTTCTTCCTTGACGGTGAATGGTCTATAATTTATTTTTTTCCTAGTAGATGGTATGGTTAATACATTAATTGGTAAATCAATTTGTGGCAACATCAGTGAGACTCCTAGTGTGTTCCTTGTATGCAAAAGTTACAGATATTTCCATTATTGTGCCCGACGAACCGTATGTCATTTGGGTTGCTCCAACTGATAATGGAAAAACATCATTAAAATTATAAGTTTCTATTGCATTATATTTATCGTTTAATTTTGTTATTTTGATCTCAGCGCTATACTCATCCAAAAACGGTATGGTATTCATAGTGGGTACTGTGGTATTAATCCATTTACTAATAAATTCTCTAGTATTTCCAGAATTATCATCATAAAATGTAACAGATAAAGTGTTAGATAATGTTCTATTGGAGGCTATAGCTGAATTGTGCATATCATATTTAGTTCTAATAGATGCTAACTGATCATGAGAAAATTCTATACCCTTGGCCATAAGATTAGTAGGAACCCCGAAATTCTCAAATATTGATGATGATTTTTTGTTTGGTAAATTAACAAAGGTAAATTCAAATAAATTACTTCTAAAAAAACCGTATTTAATTTGCTTTAACGCTTCTAAATGTTCAACAATATTATTTGGAGTTTTTTGTGTATTTTTTAACTTAGCTAGTTTAGTTTGGGCATTTTTATTTGAAGAATTAGCATCATTGGATGATTGAGACCCAAATTTTGCTATCTCACTTGCCCTAACATCCATATCAGTTTTGATTTTTTCTTTTGTGTTATTTGACTTATTGTATGCTTCAGATGACGCCAGCTTGATGTCTTCTGCAGTTTTCTTTTCAAATTTTTCTTTAATGCTATCTACTAATCCTTCTTTAAAATCAGTAACACTTCTATTAACATCATTGACGATATCTCCTGCAGCCTTACGCAATGATTTATCTGCTTTATTCAGCAATTTTGACTTTAAAGCGTCTACATCGAATTCGGATGCAATATGACCGGCAATATTACCTAATTGCTTTAAATACGTAGAGTACAGATCGGCTAACATTTCTTCTTCCCGGGTGGGTCGTTTTATGCTTGCGATACGTTTACGTTCGGCCTCAATAACGGCTATTACACGTTTACCCTCGTCTTCAGAATTGTTAGTTGGCATATTTCCAATATCCTTGTGTTTTTAAACTTTCGTTAATGTTTATAGATTTTTTAACACCATGTATTCCAGAAAACAAATATCTATGTATGGCTTCTTTGCTTCCTGGAACATGTTTAATACGTTTCCAATTTAATTTTGAACTTTCAGATAACATATTATAAAAGAATTCTCTATTATTTATGTCTGGTATATAATGTAGATTTAACCCAATAAATCCATTACGTACATATTTTAACTTAATAACTAATGGTGTTTCATCCCAAATCGGAAGAGTTTCGTGATATTTTGGGTAGTAAACAAATTCGTATAAATCCATTATCTTAGCAACGTTTTTTCTGTAATTATTTTAAAAGACCAACCCTTGTTTTTTGCGTATTCATGGGCAGCTTTCCATTTGGCTTGATTTACTACATACGTACGTAATTGTTTCTCAAAATGTTTACCCTTCCTAGGACATTTAGTTTCTTTTTCTGGTTTTATTTCGACCAAAAATGCTTCTTTTTTTGTTCGTATCCACATATCAGGGTAATATCTATGCATTTTATTGTCCAAAGGACTAATATATGGCACAATTATTTCTTCTGATGACCATTGTAAAACATCATCTGAAGTATCTACCCACTTAAATGCGATTCTTTCCCAACTAGACCGATAAATAATATGTTCAGAGTTACCTTTATACTTAGATTCATTGATGGGCGAATAAACACCTTGTATATATTTTGCCATATAATTATTTATAACTTTAATGATTTATAAATAATTAATATTTAGGAAAAGTTAATATGACAATAACCGTAAGAAAATTAACATTAGATACTGCCAAAACCACTAAATGGACAAAGAATAATAAAGATGCCAATGCAAATTCTTCAGGGGAAAGAGTCAAAAGTGGTAATATGGGAACATCGTATAAGACCGATGATACACAAATATTTGTTAAATCGTATCCCACTAAACAAACCGGAGATAGTATAGAATTTTTGTTTATGGATACATATAATACTAATAAAGAATATGCAAGTACAGGTGGTATATTAGGATCTGTTACGTTATATCAACCAGGTGGGATTAAAAGTGATTATAATCAAAATTGGGATGACGGAACAGGATTACATGGCAGTCACGGTTCAATGGATGCTACTACGATAGGTGGTATAGGTGGAGCAATGGTTGGTGGATTAGTAGATGTAGGAATTATGGCAACTACCCTCGCAGCTAAAACCATATTACAGGATAATAATAGAAATAGATTAGGTAAAGTTATTAATCCATTCAAGGGCGTTACTTTTTCTGCCCCGAATTTGCGTTCTCAATCTTTTACTTTTGTATTATTACCTAAAACTGAAACTGAAGTTAAAGATATAATTGAAATTATACATGCATTTAAATATTTTTCTTCTCCTGGATATTCTATTCCTGGTGGCGACGATGCTAAAAAGGAAAAATCAAAACGTAAAAAACTAGAAAAAGATCTTCAAGAAAAAAAGGCATCTTCCGTTGACCACAATAAAACTACGGATTCTTTGATGAATGAAATGGTGTCATTCGGAAAGAAGTTTATGATGGATTATCCTTGTACATTTAAGATTACATTTAACCGAAATTTATCCGATGACCATGAAACAACGGAAAATACTGCCATAAACAAATTTGGACCTGCCGTTCTTACTGGACTAACTATAGATTATTCCCCTGGCGAGATATGGAGAACATTTAGGAATGGTTTTCCCGTTAATGTTACTATGTCATTAACTTTCAAAGAAATGGAAATAAAAACAAAAGAAAGTATTGCCGAAGGATACTAAATTATGGGATATTTCAAAAAATTAGGTAAAACTAAAATTAATAACAATATAGTATGCAATTTGTATGATACGGTCATTGAATTTGATAGTGATATGATTTATGATTACATTATTGAAAATGCAGAATCTCCAGAACAATTGTCAATTAGATTATATGGCAAAAGTGAATATTATTGGATATTGTTAGAGTTAAATAATTGTATAGATCCAATTTTAGATTGGGTAATGTCCGATGAAGAATTAATACTAGATGCCAACAAAATATATGGTGATAAACTACATGATATTCATCATTATGAAGATGAAAATAATAATATAACGTATGATGCTAGAATATATGACGATAACATTGTTAGTGTGTCAAATTTTAAGTATATGGTACGAAAAAATGAAGAAAAGATTCATATTAAAATTATATCCAAATCATTATTGAATGAATTAAAATGAATAAAAGTCATATATTTCAAATATTACAGATGCATATTATAACATATGATGAAAAAATATTTGATATCCAAG